CTCTTTGCAAAGATTAATATCAGCGACAACGAGTTGCGCTATCTTCTGTGGCGGTCATACCAACTGCAGAGGAGTAAGGGTGCAATGGCAGTTGCCGAGAACGAGGCAATGCAGGCCAAACTCGAAGTCGGGCAATACCGTTTCAGGGACACAGAGAACCCCGACCCGATAGGAAGAGCTGCCGTAAGAGCCAAGTTGGACAGAATATTCTCAACAAGCAGCTATCAAGCCAAGGAGGCTCTGTTTGACAGTATGGCGGCGGTAGACGAGTTCCAAAACAGCGTTGTCAAAGCAGAGGGAAGAAGTATCGAGGATTTCGAGAATGCATATATGGCTTCAATCGCACTCTCGTCTGAAATTCAAGTGCGTCAGCGTCAATTCGGCTCTGTCTTCATGCATCCCATAATAGAAAGTGTTGCCGCCTTGGAGAAGAGCGGTGCAAGCGAGAGCGAAATCACTGATTATATGATGGCAAAGCACGGGCTGGAGAGGAATGAAGCATTTGCGATAAGAGACGCACAAAAAGTTCTCTCCGAGTGGCAAGCCGAGAAAGACAAAACTCACGACAAAGTTGTGCGAAACGAGTCTCTCTCAAAGAAATATGCCGATTTGCGAGAAAGACTTATCCAAGCAGGAGGGCGAGCCGAGGAGATAAAAGCTGCAGACAAGGAGTCTAAACGCTTTGCCACGATGGCGCAATATGGCAAATCTGAAGAAGATGACCTGCTTGCACGCAAACCAAACGCTGCAGCTTTATATAAAGAATACAGGCAACGCGATTATTCGGGACTTACAGGTTTGACGGAAACAGAAGATGTAAAAGACGCAGAAAGAGAAGCGAGATTGATTGTAACGGAATTTGAGAAAGCTCACGACACTTCGACTTTATGGAACAGCATCAATGCTGCAACCAACTCGACCCTCGAAACATTGTACAAGTCAGGGATTATAAGCAAAAAAGTATATGAAGAGGAGTTGTCGAGATTTCGTTATTATATCCCGTTGCGCGGGTTTGATGAAACGACATCAGATGAGGTTTATGGCTATCTGACAAACAAGGCGGGGACAAGAGCCGGGTCTGTAATGAAGTCTGCCAACGGGAGAAAGTCGAAAGCTGACAACCCGCTTGCGTATATTGCCCAAATGGGAGAAGATGCCATCAGACAGGGAGGGAGAAATCGCCTGAAACAACGGTTCTTAACATTCGTTCTTAACCATCCGTCTGATATGGCAAGCGTGGACTCGCCGTGGCTGCAATATGATGAGATTAACGATAATTGGGTTGTTGTTGCTCCTACATTCAATAACGATGATGAAGATGTGCAATCGGTGATGGAAAGGTTCGAGGAACACATGCAGGAACTTGCGGCTAAAGAACCCGACAGATACAAGAAAGCAAAAGATGCCGTAAATATACCATACAAAGTCTTGCCGAAAAACTTGGACGAACATCGAATAATGGTAAGGCAAAACGGCAAGCCTGTTATTATTACAATAAACGGCAATCCCCGTATTGCTCAAGCCATTAACGGTGCTTCAAATCCTAATGTTAATGAAGCGGACAAGCTCGGCAAACTTGCCAGCGCGATAGAGCGTTCCGTTAATGTACATTTGAGCAGTGTGTTTACAACAAAGAACCCCAACTTTGTTGCCTCCAATTTCGCCCGCGATATGATGTATAGTAATACTATGGCGTGGGTAAAAGAAGGCGGTCGGTATTCCGCGCTGTATCGAAAGAATTATCTTAAGTGCAATCCCCTTATGTTACAAGATTTGTTTCACAGGTTTGAAAAAGGGGAGCTCAATCTTGACGACCCGTTCGAGTCTGCTTTCAGCCAATTCTTACTAAACGGAGGAGAGACAGGTTATACAATGGTTCACGACATTATAGCACATAAGAAGAACATTAAAAAAGAACTTAAGACAGCGAGAAAAGGAGGTCAAAATGATTTGCGGCTTTTGGGCGAAGTTTATAATGAAACGAATCGAGCGGTAGAAAACACGGCAAGGTTCGCAGCATTCCTAACATCTCGCGCTGTAGGGAGAAGCATTGAAAGGAGTATCAACGATGCGAAAGAGATTACGGTTAATTTCAACAGAAAAGGCTCCGGCTCTACATACTTTGGCGCGAAAGACCAAACCGTTATTGGGAATATTGCCGCAGCGACAAGCTCTGCCGGCCGCACTCTTTATGTGTTTTGGAACGCCTCTTTGCAAGGATTGTATAACATTGCAAAAACAGGCAAGAAAAACCCGAAGAGATTACTAACAGCGTGTGCAACATTGTTTGTGGCAGGATACATAATGCCGTTCGTTAATGAGCTTCTGACTGACGGGGATGATGACGATAAGAACTATTACAATCTTCCCGAACACACGAGGAGGGATAATCTCTGCTTCAGGACGGGCAACATATTTGTCAAAATTCCGCTTCCCCCTGAGTTTAGGGCGGTTTACGGACTTGGAGAATTGGCGTACAGTCGGACGAGTGGGAACGAGAGAATGACAGCCGGAGAACTCGCAATAAAAGTTGCAGAGCAAGTGAGCAGTATTCTTCCCGTTGATTTTATGGAGGGTGGCGGAGGTCTTCCCACTTTAGTTCCATCTGCCGTCAAACCTATTCATGAGGCGAAAGTTGGGGTGGACTGGACGGGGCTTCCGATATACAAAGGTTCTACTCGGGAAACGGCAGCGTTCTACGAGAATAAGCCTAATTGGACGAAAGCATATTCAAGCACGAACAAGATACTTGTAAAAGGTGCAGAGGAGCTGAACCGAGTTACCGGAGGAGGTGAGATTAACGACATCAAGAAAGGTACGATAGATATTAACCCTGCGATAATTCAGCATCTGATTGAGGGCTACTTCGGTGGTGTCGCCACGACAATAAATCAGCTCATTCAATTAGGAGAAACGGCTTTCGGTTTAGGAGATTTCGAGCTGCGTTCTGTTCCTGTCGTAAACAGATTTGTAACGCAAGCGAGCGACAAGACAAGGATGCGTCAAGTTAGGAACTTGTATTACGAATACACGGACATTGCCGATGAAGCGAAAAGAGAGGAACGCGGCTACGAACAGGTAACAGACGATGGGAACGAAAAGGCGGAAAAAGAAGCAGAAAGATTTTACTCAAGCGATGCTTACAAAACGATGGAAATTGTCCTGCCGTATAAGTCGGCTATAACAAAGTTGCAAAAGCAAAAGGAAGAAGCGGAGACGGAAGAAGAACGCCAAGAGGTACAACAAGAAATTGATGAAATGATGACGGGGATGGTTGAAGAAGTTCAAGGGCTGCGGCTTTACCGTTAATAGTTAAAGTGACAATTTCTATAGATTTATAATCTTTGCGAAAATGGACATCAAACTACATTCGATAAGCAAGGTGCTGCCGAAGAGTGAAGACCTTGACAGCGTAAAGCACTCAAAGAAGAACAATCAGAGACGAGCCTTTGATGTTCTGTTTGAGGCGTATAGGCATTGGGCTAACATGTCTCGTTTCAGAGAAGAACGCGAGCGAAACAAAAGATACACCTTTGGTGACCAATGGGGAGACAGGATAAAAACACCCGAGGGAGAATGGATGACAGAAGCGGAGTATATCAAGCGGCAAGGGAGTGTCCCTTTGAAGAATAACCATCTTGGCAGATTAATGCGAAGCACCGTTGGCGTGTATCGCAGCCAAATGAAAGAGCCGACCTGCACTGCAAGAGACCGAGACGAACAGAAACTTGGGGAGACAATGAGCATTATCTTGCAGTGTAATTGGCAGCAGAACAGGATGAGCGGGCTGAACGCGAGGAGCTTTAAGGAGTTTTTAATCTCAGGCTTTGTCGCTCATCGCAAGTGGTACGGATGGAGAAATGACCGCATAGACTGTTGGACGGATGAGGTTCAACCGAACAATTTGATAATAGACTCGAATATGCGAGACCCTCGCGGATGGGATTGTCAGTTCATTGGGGAAATCCACGATGTCAGCTTTGCTGCGATTTGTGAGAAATTCGCGAAGACACCGCAAGACTTCGATAGACTCTCCGAGATATATGCTGCGGCAAAGAATAAATCCATGGTGGATTCCGTTTACAGCAATTTCGGGTTTCCCGAGATGGGTCACACTGATTTTGCTTTTCCAAAGGATGACAGCAAGTGCCGCATAATAGAGGTGTGGAAGAAAGAGCGCAAGCCGCGTTACAGGTGCATTGACCCGAATAACGGAGATGTGTTCAAAGTTGAAGAGGAGGACAAACCGGATTTGGTGGATGCTGTCAATCAAGAAAGAATAGCGAGAGGGACAAGAGCGGGAATGCCCGTGGAAGAAATCCCCGTTATTAGAGCAGAGTGGTTCATTGATGACTATTGGTATTACTACTTCCTTTCGCCTTTCGGAGACATCCTTGACGAGGGAGAGACACCCTATGAACATAAGAGCCACCCCTATGTGTTCAAAGCGTACCCGTTCATTGACGGTGAAATCCATTCGTTTATCAGCGAGGTTATAGACCAGCAGCGTTATGTAAACAGGCTCATTACGCTCTACGATTGGATTATGCGGTCAAGCGCAAAGGGCGTATTGCTCTTCCCCGAAGACGCCCGCCCCGACAGCATGAGCGTAGAGGATATTGCGGATGAATGGAGCAGGTTTGACGGTATGATAATGTATAAAGCAAAGCCGGGAGTGGCCATACCTCAACAGATTGCGAATAATTCCACCAACATAGGAATTGGAGAATTATTAAACTTGCAGCTTCAATTCTTTGAAGACATCAGCGGGGTAAACGGTGCGTTGAAAGGGAAACCCGGGTACAGCGGGACGAGCGCCGCGAAATATAACCAAGAAACGCAGAATGCAACATTGTCCCTGCTTGATGTTTTGGATACATTTAGCGAATTTGTCGTAGATTCCGCATACAAGGATGTGAAAAATATGCAGCAGTATTACGACAGCAAGAGGGTTTTCAACATCGCGGGAAAGACGGGGGTGCAAGTTGAATATGACCCCCAAAAAATCAGAGATGTTGAGTTCGATTTGTCTATTGTGGAAAGTCAGGCAACGCCGGCATACAGGCAACTCGCAAATGATTTCCTCATGCAGATATGGAGTGCAGGGCAAATCAGTCTCGAGCAACTTCTTGAATATGGTGATTTTCCTTTTGGGGACGATTTGCTGCAAAACATTAAGAGCCAGCAGCAACAATTACAGCAAGGGCAAGTTCCGGAGGGGATTTCGCCCGAATTAATGCAGCGGGTTCAAGGGGCAGCAGACATGACAGCCGTAAATAGAGCCTCTCAAATGCTTAAAAGATAATATTAAAAACTTGCTTCGGAAACAATTTTTTGTTTGTTCCGTATCTGCTCAAAGTCAAGACGGTTGCGTTTTACGACACGGGGAACGGGCATTTCAAAGAAGCAAATGTGCAGGCCTATGGCTCTTGTCATAAGCAGGTCATCGTGTTTCCCCGTGATTGCCCCATACGCACCGTTTTGTTTTTGCTCGTATGTAAGATACTCGTCGAGACACCTTTCATCTCGTTCCGTGTAAAGACCCTCTCTAATGACTTTTACCAATGTTGAAATAATCATCGGCTTGGTCGCGATATTGGTGTGAAAGCCGTAGTGCAGCGGCATTCGTTGAATTACCTCGTCTTCTGTTTGCTTCCGCGCATACAAATTATCATACACTCCGTTTAATTGGTTTAAGATGAAAGAGGATTGGTCGCCATCCACAATGCGCTCTTTATCTCTTGTTTCGAGAGTATTGGATTCTATTACAAGCAGTGCATTATCATAGAAAGAGGCGATTTGGCTCGCTTTCCAAGACAATAAATCCATATCGATATGCCCATACCATTGAGCTACAACGGATGGCTTCCCGCCATCCATCATATACACCCTGTCAAGGACTAAAATCACAGACCAATCCGACTTTATGCCGCGCCCGCCAATATCGACAACGACCAAATATCTGTCCCGTATTTTCTCTGCCGGGTCGATTTCAGGCATTGCCCAAATCCAAAATTTACCCTGCTTGTCTTCCTTAAACCTAACATTAGTAAGGGCATCTTTCCCCTCATCCTTGTCCGCATATACTTCTCCAACGAAGAGTGGCGGGCGGCAGGACGGTCTTAACTCTTCAACGCGATACATATCAAATACGCGATTTCCCGAATGCACAAACGCTTCTATGTCATCAGAGGGAAACTCCGCCATCATAATAGCGTCCTCATCGCAGGAGGCTCGTTCCTTTACATACCAATTAATCGCTTCGAGTGTTGCTCCTTTCGTTTGAAAAAGCCACCACAAATATCTGCCCGAAACTTCTCTGTTCGTTGCAGCGTTTTCATTAAGTCGGTTATCAAAGATGAATTTGGCAAACTCCTTACGCTCTTCTTCTGAATGGAACGGGAACACATATTGCTCTATCTCAAACCACGGGACGAACATTGCCTCAAATTGGGATTTGCCCGACTTGGCGGCATCGTATTCTAATTGAAAGAAGTTTCCCGTTCCATTGGCCGTGGATTCATATACTATGCTCGTGTACGGGCTGTACAAAATACCTTTTGTTGCTGCTCTTACGATTTGGGCGGGAGTCTTCCCCTCCGTCTTTTTCCACAACCCGACTTCCGTGCAGTGAACAAGGTTGTAATCTCCACCACGGGCAGAGTCGGGGACTTCGGCAGAGCCTATTTTAATCTTGCAATTCCGCTGCGGGATACGCTTGATATTCACGGAAGCCCCTACGCTAATGAGTTTAGGTTCATTCTTTTGGTACATGTCTCCCATTTCATACAAGAGCCTGATAGGATAATGAGAGAGCAGCCTTTCAAACATATCTCTTACTTCGAGAGCCGTATCCTTAATGTGCGCAACTATTAAAGAGTTTAATCCGGTACGATGGACAAGTTGAAGCCACGCCATATATATTTGCGTTGCAGTTGAACCTCCCCATTGTCTTGCTTTTAGCAGGATTAGCCTTATCGGTTCGTTCTTAACACGGTGCTCCTCAAACTTCTCGATAAGTCTCTTTTGTGGACGATTGAGTTTGAAGAGGACATCATCTCCTCCTCCTTTGGGTTTTATCCATGCGAGAGTAGCCGCCCAAAAAGCAAAGTCGTGCTTAATTCGGACGCGGCAGAATTGGTCTGTCACCTTATCTCTCTCTGACGGGCTGTTCTCCGAACCGATTGACAATAAGAAGTTCTCAACGCTTTCGGCTTCGACCAATGCTTTAACGAGAGGTACAGACATCATACTGTTCGGTAACCATTGTTTGGGCAGGGCAAAATCTTTTATTTCAACGCAAGTCCTCTCTCCGACAGACCCCTCCCCCGTTATTGGATTGAACGGCATTCTCTTCTCCGCCATTCTTCTGTCATCTTCTTTAAGAATAGCGTTAATATCGTTAAAAGATTTTCTATCGTCTCTTGTCATACCACCCCGTGTTTATCTTGCTGATTATTACCGCTGCTGACCCTGCGGTTAAGAAAAACCTTGGAGCGGGTTGGTTCACGATGTCGGAGACTATAACACAAAGAGGCGTGTCGAATCGGTTCTCGTATGCAGTAAACCTCCTGTATATTTCCATGTACAAATCCCTTTTATTGGGGCGCATTCCCGACAAATCGCGGCCTTTAAGGACAGAACTGACGACAATAGTGGCCTGCTCCTCTGACACCCAAAACCGTTTTGACGGAGAATTGACCGTCATTTCCAAAATGGCACGCTGTGTCATGTGCGGGTTCTGTGCGACACACTTGCGATAAACACGGATTAAGTCCGCGTTTCGTTCCCTCTCATACTCAAAATTTGAACCAAAATGTTTTATATCTTATGCGTTTATGTATTATATATTTGCAAAAATAAATACAAAAAATGTTAATAGATAAAGTTTGAATACATTTCTAATGCTTTTCTTTGTCAAAAGAAACAATTTTTTATCATGGCAGAAGAGACTCAACAGGAAAAAACGAAGCGCGAGTTGCTTGCGGAAAAGATACGCAACAGGCACGCAGACAAGAAATTGGAGTCGGACGATGATCTCGCGGGGCAAATCAGCGATGATTACGATGAATACGACTCCGAATTATCCGGATACAAAGAGCGAGAAAATAAGTTCAGCGAATTATTCTCCGGCAATCCTTACAGTGCTCAATTCCTTATCGATTGGAGAGACGGGAAAGACCCTGCGGTGGAGCTTATCCGCAGGTACGGAAAGACTGACCTTATGGACGCAATTAATGACCCCGAGAAGCTTGACGCAATAGCGGCAGCTAATAAAGAATTTGTAGATAAAGTGGCGAAAGAAAAATCATTGGAAGAGCAGTACAGCAAGAATTTGAATGAGAGTCTGAAGATGATTGCTTCTCTCTCGAAAGAGGGGTATTCCGATGAACAGATTGACACGGCAATGGACGCTCTTGTTAAAATGGCGAGCGAAGCTGTTATGGGACAATTCACAAAAGAGAGCGTTGTTATGGCTCTCAAAGCAATCAATCACGATGTCGATGTCTCTGCGGCGAGCGAAGAGGGAGAAGTGCGCGGCAAGAACGCAAAGATAGTGGAGAAGCTCCGTAAGAAAGAAAAGGGAGACGGCGTTGCGGCTCTCGATGGGGCGAACAACGAACCGAAAGAGCCGAGAGAAAGGCGATTGAATATGTTTGATATTGCACGATTGGCGAGATAGAAACCATTTAATAAAACAAAAGTATGGCAGAAGAGATTAAAGAAGCGCAGTTTGCGACACCACAAGAGGGGTCGGCAAAACTTGACACACAACTACCGGGGCAGGCTGTAACCGCTTCCGGTTTGGCAGGGGCTACCGGTGGCATTGCTCCGGGCAACCTTATGGAGGTTGATATTGATAAAGCCCTTTTTGAATTTGAGAGCGATGACACTCCGTTGATGTCATTGATGCTGTATGCGAAGAAAGTTCCTGTAAAGTCTTCGGTTGTCCAGCATTATATGATTGACGAGGAGAAGACTACGGTAACCACTAATGCTGCCCTTGCGGCAAGCACCGCTAATCAGGCGGTACTTCCCCTTGATGCGAACGACCAAGACCTGTGCCAGTTGTATGGAACATTGCGCGTTCGTGGCGTAAACGGCTACACCGCTGACGGACAAACGGTTACTCCCGGCAGGGACTTGCAGTTGTATGTCACCGGCAAGGATACGACCACCAATAACCCTATTGTTCGCGCGGTGAACGGCCCCAAGGCAAATGCGACCGATGTATATTGTACCACACCCGCAATTCCCAAGGGAACGGTGTTGGACATCCTCGCAAATGCCGTAAATGAGACCCTTGCGACAGTTCCGCCGGACAGTGTTGTTCCTGTTCCCAAGACTTTGTATTTGCAGAAGAGAATTATCACGAGCGTTGTTTCCGACTACTTCGAGTCGCAGGCAAAGAGGATTCCGTTCGGCAAGGCAGTGCAAGTGGAACACGCTATCCGCAAATTCAAGCGTGCAGGAAACAGAACCTTGTGGATTGGCGGTGCCGGCTATACACAGGTAAACGATCCGAAGACTGGCCCCGAGATGGTTTATTTCACCGATGGCGTGAGATGGCAATTCTCGCGCGAAATCCAGCATACCGGCAAGTGGACTTATGAAGAGTTCATTGCGCTCGCGAAAATGGCCTACACCGGAGCGGATGTGCCGAGCGAGGTTATTTGCTTGTGCGGAAAGAACTTCCTTGAAGGCGTGCAGTGTGTTGATTTCAGCGACCACCCCGAGGTGAAGATTTCCGTTGTCACAAATAAACTCGGATGGACTCTCACATCTATACACACCGTCTTTGGCGACATTCAGCTCAAGAGGGATGCAACCCTTGACAGTATCGGCTATTCAAACAGTGCCGCCATTATCGGACTTGACCGCCTTGTTCACTATCAGAGAACCCCCGAGCATAAGGACTCCGACAGGGTTGAAGACCACGAGGCCAGCAGAGAAAGCAATATCGCTTGGGACGCTCTCGGGTTGAAAGGCTCTTGCCACATGTTCATCAATGGTGAGGGAACAGAGGTTGCCGATGGCCGCGTTACTTATGTTCTGTGGTCGCAAGAGGATGCTCCCGCCGGAGACGACCTCGTTGATGGGGCTGTATATTACCTCCTTAACGATGTGCCTTCAATCGATGCGACAGCGGTACACGGTACATTGTGGCAGTACACAGTAGATGGCGGAACCGGCTCTTGGAGCAAATACACGGGCGACTTGTCTGCGTAAATTGTATTTTGTTAATTGTTTTTCGGGGGAGTAAGGAGCAAATACGACTTGCTCCCCCTTTTTAATAAAAAGATATGGTATCAGTTAAAAAGACATACGGGGTGTACAACCTCATGGAGTGGTCTATCCTCATCACCATCGGGACAAAACCTACAAGGATAAATTTCACGGGAGGTCTCACCAGCGGTGCAGGGGTTACACCCGCAACATATACCACGGACAATCAGATAATTCAGTACTTTCTTGAAAAGAGCCAATTCTTCAAGAGCGGACGCATAAGACTTATCCGTACCGTGGAGTTGCCACAGGTAAAAGAAACAAAAGCCCCCGTGGTTGAATCCAAAGAACCAATGGCCGTTGAGTCTAAAATATCAGAGGGTGAGCAGCTGACCTCCGTCCCCGTTTCGTGCGCCGATGATGCGAAAGATTACCTTGTGTCTAATTTCAACATCTCGCGGAATGAAATAAAAACACTCTCTGCAATAAAGAAAGTTGCAGCATCCCACGGTGTAGAGTTCAAGGGAATATAGAGAAATGCCATCTTATAAGGTTAGTGATTTGATAAACAGGGTGCGAATCGCCCTTGACGAGAATGGTGACAGCGGAGACCTTGTTGCCTTATCGGACATTGACACTCTGACCCTTAATGATATTATCAAATACAGCCTGCTTGATGCGGCAAGAATAGTTGAGACAAACGCTCCGTCTTATCTGCTTGACGCGGGTGAAAGTTTCGCCTCTCAAAGCGTTATATGGAAAGGCTCAAAAGGGTACGGAGCGGGAACAATAGTTCTCCCCGAGGACTTCATGCGATTGGTCTCATTCAAGATGAGTGATTGGACGCATTCCGTGAACGGGGCTGTTACGCAAGAGAGCGAGGCATACTTGATGCAGCAAAGCGAGTACCCTGGCATTCGAGGATGCCCGCAAAAGCCCGTTGTGGCAATCATCAATGCCCCCGCAGGTCTTTCTCTTGAATTTTACTCCTGTATGGGAGGTGCCGGTGTTTCTGTTGAACACGCTCAATACCTCCCCTACCCCAATATTACATATGGCAGCATCGATTTGTGTCGCAGGCTGAAAGATGCGATTGTGTACTATGCTGCATACTTAACAGCCCAATCCCTCAATAACGAGCAGCTTGCAACTAAAATGTTATCAATAAGCAACAATATCCAAGGTTAATTATGGCTACGACATCAGAACACACCTGCTCTCACCCGATAGTGGTTAGTGCCGGTTCTTCCTGTTATTTGAAATGTAAGGTAAAATATAAGGAGAACGATGAATGGACTTATATTACAGACCTCTCCCAACTTGACGGGAAGACGGTTTATCTGTTCCTTGTATCCGAAAGTGAGGAGGTGACTTGGAGTAAAGCATTATCCGAAACAGAGAATGCTTCTTGCTTTAACAACGGTGTCTTCGAGGTCTTATTAACCCCGGCAGAAACACTCTCAATGAAAGGGAAGATTTGCAAGATGCAAATAGCCATAAAATCGGGGTCGGAGGTGTTGTCGGAAAGTGGAGCAGATAATGATATAGCTGTATTTTTCAAACCTTGGGAGGCGGGAGAATGGCTTCAGAACTCCAATTAAAACAATGGGCGACCGAAATTGAGATAAGTAAAAACTCTGTATCTGACGAGTTTAACGCGACCACCATATCCGATTACGGAGTAGAGGGGGAAATCGAATATGTCTCCGTAGTCGATAATGTCCTATATAATATCGGATGCGGCTCGTATGCAATTGACTTGTCCATTGAAACCCACAATACAAAAGTAGAGACGTTCGATGCCGTATTGTCCGAATATACGGCAGAATTAACCTTGTCAAGTTTCTTGGTTCGCGCCGGATTATCGAACGAAAACACAGATGCGTGGAATTTCTCTTTTTGGCTCGGCAACGAAATAACAACCTCCGGGGACTTGTCCGGATATGCAACCAAACCAGAGTTAGAGTATGCGGAGAAGAATATTACAGCGGCATACACGGGCGCAATATCGATTTCCGCAGAAAGCCTTACCTCTGATTTTACAAAACAAGTGGCGGATACCGAGGATAATATTACAAGCGCGTACCAATCCGCGATAGAGCAATCCGCAGAGAAAATCAAGGCAACGGTAAGTGCCAATTTAACGGATACGACAAACAGCATTACGAGTAATTACAAGACGGCCATAGAGCAAACCGCTAACGAGATAAAAAGCACAGCTGCAGAGTGGCTTTTGGACGCGGACGGAAACAAACTACTTGCAAATTACTCTCAATTCAAGCAGACGGCAAACGGCTTTTTCGGGCGCGTGGAATCCGTAGAGGGAGATGTAATCACCAATACCACGAATATAGCCATACTCTCCACAGAGCTTTCAGCAGCAGTAGAGAGCATTAATACCAATAAGTCGGACTATGATGAGTTCGCAGAGTCCGTAACAAAAGATATTGATTCTTTGCAAAGCCAAGTTGATGGCGCAATAGACACATATTATCACGAAGATGTTCCTACGCTTGAAAATTATCCAGCGTCAGAGTGGACTACTGACGATGAGAAGAATAAGCATATCGGGGACTTGTACTACGATAAGGTTTCGGGGAAAGCCTACCGCTTTCTTTACGACACAGACAAATCCGCATACGAATGGACACTGATTGTCGATACGGATATTGCCACGGCATTGGCGAATGCTGCAACCGCCCAAGATACTGCAGATTCCAAAAGAAGAGTCTTTATCGATACTCCATACCCTCCGTACGATGCAGGAGACCTGTGGGTGAACGTCCCTGTCACTAAAACCATATACGATAGTGATGGCAACGCCTCTACGATAGATATAAAAGAAACCCGCGTCTGCAAAACTGCAAGAAACAGCGGGGAGACTTTTTCCGAAAGCGACTGGGAGCCGGCATCGTCACAAGCAGAAGACACTGCCAAGTTGAAGAGTGAGATAAAGATTTTATCGGACAGCATCACTCTTCGCGTGGATAAAATATCGGAGGATTTATATGACGCTTCTACGGGCGAATTAAAAATCACCAATGACACAATAACCGGCATCGTCACAGGTTACGCTCCATCGAAAGATGACTTTGACAAGTACAAGACGGAAATCACAACAACGATTGGCGAGATTGATTTGTCTGTACAAAACATATCCAACGGCTTGTCGGGGATGGGCATTAATCTTACAGACAAGACTATTTACATCGGGAGTATAGACGGAAAAGAGTCGGGAAAAATCATTATAAAGACGGAGAATTTCTCCGTTGATGAGGATGGCAATGCGACTTTTAGCGGCCTTGTAAATATTGGCGCAGACAAAATAGTACTCAACACTGACGGCTCCGGGCATCTTGCATCCGGCAATTTTTCGTGGACGGCTGATGGTGCTATTACGCTTTCAAACACTGTTACCATTTCGGGTGACGATGAGAGTTACACCCTAAAACAGCTGTTGCAGAATGTCTCCAAAATCCTTACTTGGTTTGAAGAGGACGAAGACGGCAATATCAGAACGGGAGCATATACCCATAAGGACAGTGACGGAAATATTGTAGAGACCGCAAGAGGATTTTACAGCAACTCTTGGATTTCGGCAAGGGGCGCAGACAATTCAGAGTCATCAAGCAGTGGAGGAATGAACATCGCCGCAATGTGGGAGCAGCTTAACGGCACGACTCCTATACCCGATGGCGTTGAAGCAAACATCCTCGGCAAGTTCCTTCCGATTGCACAGGCAAGTGTATTTGGTGCAATCAAAACAGGTTATACAAGTAGCAATACGGCACAGAAGTACGCCGTAAAAGTTGATGGCAGCGGGAATGCTTATGTGCAAGTTCCTTGGACTGATACTCACATTAACTCACATTTGTGGCTCGGGTCATCTGATACCACTCACGGCTATAATGAGGCCACGGAAAACGGCGGGACTTATATTAAGCTGTTCAATGGGGAAAAGTATTCAGAGTCTATTCTTCTTAAAGGAACAGATGGAACGACAGTCACATCAGACGCTGATGGTGTTGTCACCATCTCATCGGCAAATATTGACCTTTCACCTTACGCAAAGAAAGCGGAGCTTGAAAAGTATGCCCTGTCCGAAACCCTCAACGACTATGTGAGGAAGTCGGTTGTAATGAAGCTCACCCTCACGGTGAACGGCACGGCAACGGAGTACAA